AACCCGTTAGGAATTGTGGCACCCGAACCTCAACAGCGACGTGCACAGGGAAGGATGACGATAACTAATCCGCCTGACCGCCAGATTCGTAGAGCGTGGTATGGTAGCTTCGACTCATGCGAACCAGACACATCTCAGCCGTACCCGTTCGACAATTTAACCGAGGGAGGTTAGCATGGCATGTTTAGGTAGGAGCGTGGGTATTATTGTACTTTATATGGATGAAAACGACGTCTACGGACTGTTCTTGAAAAGAGCTAAAGGTCCTATGAAAGGCAAGCTAGCATTTCCGGCCGGACACGAAGAGCCCATGGAATCTAATGCAGGCACGGAACTAAGGTGCATTCGTGGACTGTCTACCGAACGTGGGTACAGTCTCTGGAGTTCACACGTTCTACCGACGAGACTCTAGATGCGGAATGGGTAAAGAAAAGATATTGGTCCTATCTAGATCTAGAGCCTGTATGGCGCACCATGCTTGAACAGCTAAAAATGATAGACAAGTAAGCAGTAGCAAACAATTGAAAGAGAAAGAGGCCATGAAATGGTACGCACAACTTGTGGCGGCTGTGGCGGATCTGGTACTAAGACGCGCGTCCGTCGAGATAGGTTCGGCGAAAGGGTAGAGACGATCACGTGTGACAGTTGTGGGGGATCTGGCAATCAAGGCCGATAATAAGTGAGTGTAGTAACAAATGTAGCCCGGACCCCATTGCGGGTACCGGGCTACACTTGTCTTTAGGGTCAGCTACCAGGTGGCTTGCCGAACAAACCATTAGGCATATCAACTGTAAAGTTGAACGGCCCGACATTGACTGGAATACTGACTGGCAGATAGCACACCACAGAGCTGAGTAGCGGATAGCACGTGGTTTGTGCAGGCGGTTGGGGTGTAGCGTCGGCAGCTAGAGCGGCACCGGGTGCGCCTACCAGCATGAGCATTGTGGCCACCGCGCCCACGGCCAGACGTCGGTGCATCATGGCGTCGCTGGCAATGGAGCGACCAAACGACTGATCTCACTGACGACCGGCCCGACCAGGCTGAAGGCCGTCATCGGACTGTGTGAGAGTACGGTGGCCTCCGCTTCGAGGGCCTTCAGCCCCGTGATCAGAGACGCCAGCTCCGCCTGTAGATCGTGATCCTGCAAAAAGGCTACGATATCCTCAGTGATCCCCTTTTTGGCACACTGACGCACGAAGATACCGAAGTCCACTAGCTCATGAATGGAGGTCTGAATTGCAGATGCCATGATGTGTAACCCCTCGCTGTTTGATGTGGCTGACTAGCGTACTACTTGCTACTTAACTGCTGTAGGTGTGTCTACGACTACCGTTGTTCCACCACCCCCTTTGACTGTTGCCGCTAGCGCTACGACCTCGGCCTGAGCCTGCAAAACTGCCTGCAAGATAGAATCAAGAGTGACCTTTGTAGCGTCAAAGTCTGTCTTGATAGAGTTGAGTGTGCCGACATAACCGTCGATGATTCCCTGGGCGGTCTCTTCTAGCCGCTTCCTCAATTGGTCTAAAGCAGCCTGTAGGTCTGACAGGCGCTTTTCGCTAGCATTCACAATGTCAATAGCGTGCACCTGTTGCCCCCACGAATTAGTTACTAAGACGCCGGTCCACACATCTTGCGCTGACACGTCATCGCCTCCCGGCGTTTGTCCGTAATCTGGTTGACGTGCCTCATTAATATCACAAGGCACGCCATTGATTGTCGTAGTGGTGTTGACACGCTGATAGATGTGCACGCGAGGATCAATCAAATGCCGATCAGGTTCGGTAGTACTACTCGGCGACCAGGCACCCGTCTGCCAAGCCCAGCAAGCCGACCCGTTGTCGAGGCACCGCTTGACCGTCCAGTAACCCCCGTACATGCCGACGCGGGCGCGGGTGGTAATACTAGCCGTGCCGTTGAGGTAGTCGTCTACAGCGGCTTGCTGAGCTGGCGTAACGTCAAAGTCGATACTGAAATAGACTGGCCGATCATCTGGGATGGCCAGAGCATTCATGACAGCCAGAGCTGACTTGGCATCCGCTTGGCCCGCCGCAAAGCCGCCTAGAGCCCTGGTCTTAGTTGTCTCCCAATTGCAGACCACGCAGATACCGTGAGCTTCGAGGTCGGCAAACTCAGCAGCCGTCAACAACTTGCCCGGCAAACCAGGACCACCACTCGTCAGGTACCGGCAAGCGAATTGGAATCCAGCGCGCTTAATTGCCGCTCCGCCTGGATAGCCCCCCGCGTAGTCGACACCTGTAGCAATTACCGTCACGAGATAGTCCTAGGAGTATGCTTAGCAATCCAGCCACTAGCAAAGGTAACAGCGGCAGGCAGCAACGGAGCTACTAGCGCGCTAGCCCACGCGGGCAAGAATGGAATCACGTTAGCCGGAGTCAATGAGCTAACTACAGCTAGTCCCACTACTCCGGCAATGTAGGCCCCCGCTGTAGAGACCTTTACTTTGTGTTCAATCGGTGCGGCCATGACTAGACGTCCAATCTATCAGGTGGTGGTAGTTGCCTGGTCAGTAGTAGTTGTTTGAGCATTTCTCCATGCTCTGCGTGCAGTTGTTGTAGTAGGGCTAGTGTCTTTTCGTCGACTTCGAACGAATTTTGACTAACCGCATAAGCGTGTTCTGCCGCTACTCTGTCGTGTTCTACCTGTTTATTTTGTGACAGTAATATGAATGGAGTCGCATAGGCTGCCTGAGTAGAAAATGCCAAGTTGAGTAGAATAAAGGGGTACGGATCCCAGCGATAAACTATGGCGCCGACGTTAAGCGATACCCACAGAGCAACTATTACTGTTTGATAAACTATGAATTTGACAGAGCCTAATGTCTTTACAGCCTGATCTACAATAACCTGAGATCGTGACTGCGTGTCGTGCCTGAGTATATTAGCTGGGTGTTGATGTGACATTTAGAGCAGCCACCCTACAAGCCATCCTAGACCTAGACTGACTATAGCTATCAACACATATATCCAGTAGACGAGTTCTAACGGCAAGGCTTGCAAGATTCCTAGCCTGCCGTCTGCTATCTCTCGCTCCCATAGATCTAGGTCATCCGGCACGATTAGGCCACCTTTCGCAAGTAGAGGAATGAGCCCTTTTTGAGTACGGTAGCATTGACGTTACTCAGTGCGTTCTGAGCGAATTGGAATTGACAGTTACCGGCCGTAATACCTATGAAAATGCACCCTACTGTTTTGCAAGTCATCATGGTGCCGGTCGCTACGCCACCCGCTGTTAGCAACCCGGTATCGCTGGCACTGTGTATGATCGTCGCGTCGGTCGCAGCGGCAGTGGTACCGCTGCCCCATATCGACGTCCGAACGAATGTTCCGCTAGGTAGGGTAAATTGATATTGAATGTCCGCCGTGGCATTAGCATCATAGATGACCAAAGAACGCAACACATAGATACCATTGGAAGCTACCGGCAAAACCATAAATGTAGAGTTGATTAGTGTTGTCGAGTTGAGCACAGACTGGTCGCCCGACTGGTAAGCATAACGCTCTACATTAAATGCGTTGTTAAGAGAGCTAGCAGTTGCAGCGCTACCAGCTACGAAGGGGACTAGCGGATATTCCGGCACGGCTCAGGCCACCTTTCGCAGGTGAATCCAAGAACCGCCTTTGAGCACAGTAGCGTTAGTGTTGTTGGCCACTGCTTGCGCGAATTGGAGTACGGCTGTACCACCTGAGCCTGCTGTAATGATAATTCCACACGGGATCAAAGTCATGTAGGTACCGGCCGCAACTCCGCCAGACGTAGCCGGACCTACGCTATCGGCGGCTTGATGGAAGATAGTCGCGTCTGCCGTTGCTGCCGCAGTAGATGACGTCCAGAACGCCTGACGCATGAATGAGCTAGCAGGTAACGACCAATTCCATTGGAAATCGGCCGTAGTATTAGCATCAAACATCAACAGCGTATCGAATAAGTACGTTGAGTTAGCGGCAACGCTCAATGTAAGGTATGTCGAGTTGACTAGAACTGCACTATTAAGTACTGACTGGTCAGTCGGGCAGAACGCATAACGATCCACATTAAAGGCAGCATTGAGCACGGCCGCGCTATCTTTGCTGCCAGCCGTGAACGGTACTAATGGATATGTCATCGCCACTGCCTACCTATAGTGGGAACGTACCGGCTCGCTGTAGCTGAACACTCGCATTAATTAGCTGAGCTTTGACTACTCCGTTAACGCTTCTAGTAACTGTAAACGTTTGAGGGCTAGAGCTGCCAGTTATGTTACTTACTGTCATGACTTCACCGGCCATAATCACATTGAATGGGAAGTCGCCGCCTACCGTTGTCCACAACGTGCCACTAGTAGTAGCGATCGATAGTGACGTTGCTCCGCTACTGACACCTGCACTTAACGTCGAGTCGGTAGAGTTGTAGCTGCTCACACTGTCATCTAGATAATTGGTTTGGTAGGGCGATTCCGGCGACGTATTGAATGCCACCACGTGCGTGTAATTGTCGAGAGTCTCATCAATGCCTATGACGATTTGCGAAATTGTATCCGCAGTTTGGCCACTCTTAGGATTAGTGATCACAAATCGGTCGCCGATATCTATTGCCAGCACTGACGGCTCGATGGCAGCGGTTACAGTGTCAGGGTTAGCTAGGTCCACTGTTACTGCCGGATAACGTGACTCATCTACCGTACGGGTGTGTAGAATCCACCCGGCAACGTCGGCAAGCAAACTATCGAGATAAATGCTGATTGTTCTACTGTCTGGGTAGCGGCCGACACCGCCTGCACTCGGATCTAATACGCTTAGCCTGCCAGTCAGCAACTGAGCCCTAGCACTGGCGCCACCACTACGGCTCACTGTAATGTCATTACGTGTCAACTGGTCGTCATCGGTAGGTTGGAACGGTGGCGCTACGACATGGCTCGCGTAGTTGAGGGTCAACCCGATTACCTGGTTGTAGAGGCTAGTTCGCGTGCGGTAGCTAAGACCTAATTCATGGCGCGACTCAAACAGGGGGCCAAGGTCACTAGCGGCGCATTCGTTAATAGCGCTCACTAGCGTCTGTGACGTTTGTGGTCCCATTAACGTAGTGTCAGTGAGATCTCCCTCATAAGCGAATGGCACCATTTCCTCACCACAGATCCGGTTAAGTCGAGTGCCAGATACCTCACCGTTGTAGGCAACCAGGTCATTAGCCCATAGCGATAACGGATAGACGTCCGGGTTAGTAATGAAGTGGACGTGTCCTACACCCACATTGCCGTCGACTTGCGCAAACTCATTGATCACTACATAGTTAGCAATGCCGATTGTCTTACCTGTAATCGTGTGGTCGCCACCTGGAATTGTAATGGGGCTAGTCACACCTTGTGGCATTGCGTAGAAATTGACTTTGACGTCGGCGCCGACTTGCTGGAACTCTACACTAATTAGGTTACTAAACCCGTTGAGACCACAAGGGATCACAGTCGAGTCATACCAGAGTGATGAGTCTGGTTGATAGACCAACAGCTCTAGGTTGCCGGTCAGGTTCCCATCGACCTGCAACCTGATAATCCCTAGGTTGCCATTGGTTACGATCGTAGCTATTGTGCGCGGGAACGCTCCACTGCCCGCACTAGGAACGTTAAGCAAAAACCTAAGCGCACACCTACCATTGACCTGAGCATAAGCTGGAATGATTGCACCCCACGTGCCGGTCCCCATCTTAGGGATAGGGTCGCTAGCCGGTCCGATTGTACTAGCAGCAAACGTACTCACTCCGGCTAACACACGTAGCGGGTCACCCCCTAAACCACTAGCCATAAACAGCGAGTTCATGCCGTCCTCGCAGGGCCAGTAAACGACCGGCGTTCCCATGTGGTGCGTGTCCCGCTGGAATGACCGCCTGAGTGCACTCTGGAGTAATGCAGTGCCTTGAACCAGTCGTTGCAAAAGGCCCGCCGCTCCTACCTTAACAAAAATGTCTTTACCACTGACGTCCCATTCTTGTGGCCAACTCGATATCTCGCCCGAGAACCTAAGCACCTTTAGCTGAAAGTTATCGTAACTAAACACAATAGGTAGCGTGTTGCTATTACCAGTAGCGACGCCACTACGAACGCCTACAGCTCCAGACGTAGTTACGGTTGTGGTGTGTGCGCTGACTTGCCACCCATAAGGCTCATTGCCAGTAGCCGCCCACGCTTTAGCCTTTAGTGTATTGCCTACACACTGAGCTCTGACACGAATCGTTTGTGATGACGCGTGAGTTAGACCAGTATTCACGGCTGCTGCAATCACTGTGCCGTCTGCGTAGATAAGGCTGATTTGAATATTGCCACCCGGCGCAATTGTCAAGCGAACCAGATAAAATACAGTAGTCGACTGCCAGCGGAGCATGATGTTAGCAGGCTCTAGGTTTCCGCCTGTGACTGAAGTAAAGCTCAATGACACATCTACTTGCACATCAACATCTAAATAGACTGCCGTAGTTAGCACGCCATAACGATAGGCGCTGACCGCTGGCACGCTTTGGGTACCGACACCCGCCGCTACGTTGTGATCTGAGGCCAGCACAGAGCCGCCTGCACCGCCTACAGTCCACGCCTGACCCGTATCTGCCGATCCCCAACCACTAGACACCGTGCGCGTAAAGGTGTCCTTAGCTAGTCTCACAGAGACTCTAACGGGCGTGTTTCTGCCAAGCGTGCCGTAGTAGCTGCCGGTTGGCCACCTAGGAGAATAGTTGCCGCTACGGTTGTTGATAGTGAATTTGCACGTCGCTGGTTGATATTGAGTAGCTTCGTCTTTGCGGCCACGCGAGATCACTACTTTGTCACGATAGTAGACGTCACTACTGATATCGACCCATGTGCTGTTTACAAACAGTTCAACAACAATGTCTCTGATGACTTGTGGGAATGTGCTCACGATGACCCCAGTACAACCTGCACATTGCCACCACTAGACCGAATGAACTTACGTAGCAACTTGATGAGGAAGTCGTCAAGTGAACTGCCACCAGAATCGATCTTAATAACTACAGGCTCGCTACTACCACTGCCAGCCATTGAACGACTCTCACTGTTAGAGAACACACGAGAGCCGCCCGGCAAGCTGACAAGCTCTGGCCCCTGCTCACCTACCAGTGCGAGCCCACCACTCGAAATACCACCACCCGCAAACGATGCCATTGGTATGTGTGGGATATGGGGAATGCTGACACCAGGTACCAGATCTGCTCCGCTAATAACCGCGTTGATAGCCTCAACGAAAACATTGAGGTACTCAACTACTACATTTACCATCATGCGGGCGCCATCTTTGATGCCGTCCCACATAGAGCTGCCAATCCTATCCAGGAAGTCAGCCACGCCACCGAAAAAGTCCTTAACCTCTCCCCAGTGCTTGATAACCTCATAGCCGATTAGGATCACGGCGCCGACCGCTAACACTATGCCACCTGTAGCGGCAATCATTGCGATGTTGGCAGCAATCCACGCGCCTGCCGTTATGCCCGCCTCAACAACTGCAGACGCTGAAGTCATGATAAAAGAGCCTACAACTTTAGCCGTACTGCTAATCATGTCGGTAGACATTTTTGTAAAGCCTTCGGGTAGGCTACTCGCAATCTGGGCTATAGAGGCTAAGGCGCCTAAACCGCCTGTGCCTAGCGCAGCAAACGACGTCGTAACAGTGCCTAGAATGCCAGGTGCATTAACAATGTTAGCTAAGAACTCCTGAAACCGGTTTTTCATTTGAGTCAATTTGTTTTGTGCTGTGTCTTCTACCGTCTTATTCATATTCTCGGCAGCACCGTTGATCTGCCCTAGACCTTGGACTGCTGTGTCCGGCTTGAATGCTAGGATCGATTCACTGACCGTTTTCCACGATTTGCCGAATAGTTCAGTACCGACCGTGTTTTGCTGTAGAGGATCTTTGATTCCTTGCAGTTTCGTGATGATCTCAGAGAACGCCGAATTAGCTGTATCGCCACCCGCCGCAATCTTCCCCCTAATGTCATCTGCGTTAATACCGATTACCTTTAGGGCATTTGCACCTGTTTTACTACCAGTAGCTAACTTATCACTGAAGCTCGACATTGTGATACCGGCATCGTCTAGCTTTGTTTGCAGCTCTGCGACACTAGCGCCAGTAACCTTAAATGATTCGCTAGTTGTTTTCCCAGACTTGTCTGCTTTTGAACTAATCGAGTCGACAGATAAGCCCATGTTCTCTATGACTTGCCTAGCTTTATCTGCTTCGGTAGATGCTACCGTAAATGACGCGCTAGCCGCGCTACCAGCCTTAGTCGATTTAGGTCCTAGTACGTCAGTAGCCAGACCTAGAGCCTTCAAGCCTTCCTCGCTGGCCTTGCTACCGCTTAACACCGTGTTGGTAAATAGCTTAAAGCTACTAGCTACTGCGTCGGCCGAGCCCGCACCCGCATCCATGCCTTGCTTGATTAGACCCATTGCCTCTTTACCGTCAATGCCCAGGCGCTGGAACTCCTCGGCGTTCTTTTGCACGGCACCTATAACACCTTCAGCGGCCGGTCCCATTGCCTGATAGGCGGCGGTAACCAGGTCTAGGCCAGCTTGTGTGTCGGGGGCCATTTTAGTCTTAACCATCGTAGCTACCGATTCGATAGCGCTACTAACGTCGATGTTCATGACTTTTGCCAGACTTAGGAACTGTCCGGTTATTGTCTGTACCTGTTCGACGGACGCGTTCCTCATCTCATCGCCGCTTTGGATCACTTGCTTAACGGCTTGAGATATCTCATCCATGCTCTCTTGATAGCCTTCAGCGTATAGCTTGCCCGCCGCTTCGCCCGCTACCTTAGATTGTTCGCTGCCCTGCGCGAAGCTAGCTTCAAGTTTATGTTGTGACTCATCAAACGAAACACTACTCACAAACCCTGCCGTTAGAGCGCCACCCACGGCGATACCAACAGCCGCGCCTACCTTTTTACCCGTCTCTCCCATTTTGGAGCCGGTATTACTCAGTGTATCGTCCATCGTGCTAATAGACTTACCGGAGTCGTCTGCTGCCTTAGTGACGTCTTGGATTCCAGTCTTGGCAGCTAGCAGACCGCCAGTCGATTTGAATACGTCCTCGATGATGAGTTCAATGATCTTACCCATCGACGTCAACCCTGCCCATAGCTTCAATTGTCAAGAGACGCCACAAACTAGAGCCCTCGGCATAGAGAGCACTCGGCAGGCAACCAAACCGTTCGCACAGTCTCAAGATAACCTCAGCCATTGCCAGATCTGTAGGTTTCGTTACAATGTTTCCATCGGAATCGACGCCGCCACCGATGGCTGCCCATTGTTCGATCTGTTCTCTAAAGGGGCAGGAACGTCAGCCCCAGCATTAGCCCATGTTAGCGCGAGATTGAATGCAAACTGTTTACCGTAGCGTCGTAGACCTTCGAGTGTGATCGGCACTGCTACGCCTGACTTGTCTTCGAGGTTCCACTCGACGACGCTCTCAACAAATGCTATAAAGAGTTCATTAACCACCTTCAGGTCGTCGGTCGTCATGCGTTTAGGATCTATATCTTTGAGCCTGACCACGTCTAGGATGATTCCTAGTGGCGCTTCCCTAGCTTCAACAATCAACCCTTGCATGTCAGGGTTAGTGAACCTGAGCCGATAAATGGTCTCTTCTGGGCAGAATCCCATGACTCACGACCACGTTGGAACTGTGCCGTCTGCCAGTGAACCAGGTGCTTCCCATAACAATTCGCCTTTAGGCGACCTGGTTAACTTATAGTCATTGAATAGAGTTTCATTTGGTAATGTCGCGGTAGCTACAACTATTGTCACGGTTCTGGCTACAGAAGTACTCGACACCGTGCTAAACACAGTGTGTGATGAGCTTGCGTTGAACACACCTTTAGGCGTAAGTGTAAAGTCTGCAAGCAAGAGCAGCCGCTCAATAGCTGACTTGTCGAGACCAGTGACGTCCTGGATTCCTCTGGGAGTAGCAAACGCTACATCTGTGATATCGTTCTTGATAACGACTGGTGTGCCACCACTGTCGTCTACGCTAAACGTTGTCCAGCCGAGTCCAGTTGTCTTTGCCATCTGGGTTACCCTTCCTCATGCTTATCTGCTAACTTTTGCTGATGATTAGCGAAGTCATCTGCCCAGTCTTCGGCAGTTCTGACGACAGTCTCAGTGCCCCTAGGATTACCCCGCGAGTCGCCGCCCTGGATTAGGAAGCGCGCCGGGCGGTCTAGGTTGACGACGTGCTGGTTAAAGCACTTCTGACCCGGCACAAACGTAAACACGGTCAGGCCGTTTTCTGTTTTCTCTTCGCTGAATCTACGACCGGCCTCATGCCTAATGTAATGCGCCTGAGCCTGACCTAGATCTGTAGCTTCGTCAATTACAGAGCGCCATCCATTGGCCATAAGGTTACATTTAACTTCGAAGCATGTAGCTTTGCGATAGTGTGTCTTGAGCGGCTGCAACACCCGATACGTCTTTAAGTGTTCGGGCGGTAGCTGATTAAGGTCTGACATTAGAACACCGTCGATGTAATGTTTTTACAGATGATCACAGAGAATGTCGCGGCCGTGAATGTACCGGTAGTGACAACACGTATCCAGCGCTTAACGCTTTGGCCACTGGCCGTCGCTATTCTTTGGCTCGTGATTCCGGTAGCTGCCGTGAACGCACCACCCGTTGTGTCGGCGTAAGGATCACTTCCGGCATTGTCGTTGCTCTCCTGTAGCTTGACAGTTACCGATGTACCTGCAAACCCGGCGAACACCTGTAGATAGGCTTGCAGGCCAAACGATGTAGTAGCCGCCAAGTCAAGCCCGGTGCCGTTAGTAGCAGATGTGTCGGTGCGTTTACCGGCAGTGCCTTGGACTCCCCACTCAAGCCCGTAGGCATTGGCACTCGCCTTAACCTTGAGAGTTAATTCGCCCTTAGAAGTACGCGTGCCATCGTAATCAATCTGCTTGCCGTTGAGTGCCGCGCCTGGACTGCCTAGCGTGGTACCCCTGCAATAACTCAATAGAATATCTGTTCGCGGTAATGCTTTGAGTGTTGCGTGCGACATTCCAGCGGCCGGATCGAAATAGCTCACAAACTCAATATCACCATCACGCTGCCCGCCTAATCGACTCATAGCCTTTTGCGTAATATCCGTGACGTCAAACAATGCTGGCCCGCCATGAATGCTGCCCAGAGAATTGATATCCCCGCTGACGTCTACGCCCGAAATGTAAAAGTTGTCTCCTAGCCCACCTGTCTTTGCCATTTACATCGTTCCTGCCCTGATGATTGCGTCGGCTGCCGTGATCCACGCATCGCGTTGAGCCTTACCACTTACCGCTAATTCTTCCCAGGTCGGCATGCCTTTACCTGTATGTGACTTCCAGTTGACAGCGTCGCCATAAGCGTTATAGCCGATCTGGGCTAGCGTCTCGATGGGCATTTGATTACTCCACTTCTGGCCATTCATCGTTGATAATTACAGGTAGCGTAATTGTCATGACCCGATACACGGAGCCGGACATTGTCACGTAGCCACTCAGTGCGGATAAGGCCGTACCGCTCTCGCCGAAGATATCGACATTACGAACCAGGCCCCCGAGAGTGAATGCCCCACAGTATTGTGTGAATAGCATGCTAAGAGCGTTAAGCAAATTAGTATCTATATCGTCCTGTGGCTCTTGCAATACATTGCTGTAAAGTCTTACGAACCAGCTCACCCTGATTGTGACAATGTCTAAGCCGGAGCTAGCAGGTACAGGCATAATGTCTTTGAGCCATATAGCTAACGTAATACCATTGCTAGGAGGATTCTTAGGCTCATGACCATTGACGGTCTCAAATAGGCCAGTCACAAGCGCGTGATCCTCAATGGCTACTAGCAGAGCATTAGCGTCCATAGTGCACCTAAGCCATTACCTCTCTAGCTTATCGACTAGATCGTCCAGGCCATCTGTAGCTTTACGTTCAGCTTCCGATTCAATGGCCGAGCTAACGAGCTCAAATGTGTGGTAACCCTTGAACGTGCTCTTAGCATTGCGACTGCCGATACCTTCCAGCCATGGGCCGTAAACTACTTCTGAGTCATTGACGGACCAGGAACCTAACGAGCTCTGTTCGTTATGAATGGAACTCCGATAGTGGCCGCTAGGGTGTTGCAAGACGCTGTCTAGCTTGCTTTGAATTGCTAGGACAGCTTCCTCCGCAATCGATTGCGCCTGCGCGTCGGCATGGTCTTTGATGACCTTTTCTGCTGACCCATCAAACAGCGGACCAGTCGTACCGGTAATGTTGATAGGCATTGTCAGAACCTACTTACTTGCTGAGCGTCGCTCTCTGCAATTCTCACTGTGTCCGGCGATGGTGGTTGCCCATTAGCACACTTGACTAGTGCCTTAGACAATTCGTGGACCTTTTGTTTTAGGGCATCGATACGCTCTGTGTGATCATGCATAAAGCATAGATTTGACGATCTCGAATCGTTTAGGAACTTCCTACACAACTTTAACCGTTGTGCAGTATTACCATCTAGAATCCTTGCTAATAGTTGGCCTGGTGTAATTCCGTCTGCTAATTCATCATGTGGCGTGTCGTCGACGCCATGCCTGCCGACTAGTCCACCTTCCTCGATAACCTGCCTGATATAGCACACTAGGTCTAATGCTTCCTGATATGCGTCTGTAATTCCAGTGCGCCCGTTATTAGGTTGTAGAGCTGTACCATACTTTGCGATTCCGAATCGCTCACGCGTCTCTAGGTCATCACGCACTAGAGACTGAATACTAGGCGAGCCGTTAGGTACGGGTGCGCCTTGCTTAGCCGTCGACGGCGTAGCTACCTCAGTCGGCAACTTGTCTGTTGGACGTATGTAAAAGTTATGTGGGTAGACCATTGTCAGTCACTCCAAGGGATGCCGTGCGCTGCTAACAATGCTATTGCCTTGCCCCTGATCTGCCGTTCTTGTTCTAGAACTTCCCTTACTTGCTCTAAGTTGCCACTTAATTCTTTGACTTCCCCTTGCAAGTCTATTATCTGGCCGTGCAAGGCTTTGAGGCGCACAATAGACGCATTGGTCCAGATCATTGACTCTTGAGCGCTATTCTTTCCTCTATTGCTGAGCCAACTAAAAACGGCGCCTATAGCGCCACCACCACATAACGCAGAGATGACCAGTACTATCGCATTCACATCTATGGGGTACGGTGCGCGTTGCTGTTGCTCTTGCACTAGAATGATTAGGCTCGTCATTCTGTCACCGCACGGAGTCTCTTCAACTCTAGATATATCTGGACGATCCTAGCCAAACAGCCTATGCCTATCACACATGCAATAGATGCTCCTACCCCGGTAGGTGCCCCAACGAATGCAAATAATGCAATTGGGTAGACAAGCAATGGACCGCAGAGCAACCAGAGCCCTATCATCTCTGATACTAGAACATCGCGGACCTTATGAAATCGAGAGCCCGTCAATACGACGATCCCAGCGACAATAAGACACGTGTAGTAGCCGATCCTATTAGCGTGAGACAAATAGAAGTCGACCGGATTGCTTACTGTCGGATGACTCAGCAATCCGACTACTCCTGCCAGGACACAGCCCAGCATTAGCGTCACGATCAAAGGGTGGCGGCTATCGTGTACCATAACGACAGTTACTATCGGAGTAGTCGGCTCTCGCTCGGTCACATCACACCACCCGCGTTCGCATCTTGCGGCCTAGAGTAGTCATTGTCAGGTCACGGATATCTGCGAGGCCAGTACCTTTAGCCTCTTGCGTATGATCCCCTGAGCCGACCACACGGGCATAACCGCTTTTCTCCTGTTCAAGCGCGGCTAATGTTTCTGCCACACACCGTTGTGTGAGCAGGAATGGCGGACTCCAACGGCTGATTTGAGCGCCCGTGGTGTGAGATGCGGCAGGACTACCGACCACACCACGAAGGACGCTCAACGTCCTGGACACGTAAATTAAACTGCCAGTGTGAGTTGCTAACGTCGTGCCATCCCACGCGCGCCGGACGATCAGGTTGTTACCAGCGACGGCGGTTATCCAGCACACTTCGCCGTCGATGAGAATGGTTTCGCCCTGATTGAATGCGGAGCCGGTGACTACAGCCACTACGGTGTTAGCAGAATTAGCGGAGAGTGGAGTTTGTAAGAGCTGCCCCGTAGTAAGCCAACTCCGTTCTGTAACCAAAACGTATTCCGTACCGACTACCAATAGATCCCCTACGCCACACGCCGCTCCGTTGGACACAGATATCGACATGTCGCTACTCGTGATATCTGCACTGAGCGTGCCAATCGGTAGGAGGTCTAATGTATAGCCGTACACGCCCGTAATTGAGATGGCCTTCTGATGAGTATTAGCTAGCGTGAATGCACTATTACTTGATATGTCTACTTCTAGCCTGTTGTAGGGCGGACCATTATCTGGGTACAGGAAGTAGTGAGTAACGGTCTCCGCGCCACTGACTACCAGACTGGCCGAAATCAGTTCTTTATCGTCTAGCCACAACCGCCACGGTGTCGGACTCTGCGAAGATATCCAATCCCATTTAAGTGTCTGAAATCGGGGGTAGAAAACGCGCTTTAGATCCCCGTCGATAGATCTTGACGTGCTCTGCAAGAGCCGATCTACCTGATCGTTCGCTCTGGCGGTATCGGCAATGTCAAGGGCGCGCTTAATCATCTCTCGCTGCGCATAGACAGGAAGGGTAATGGTCACAGCGTGCCACCGTTAAGCGAAATCAACAGCACCCCAATTGATTGCACGCCAAAAGAATGTGTAGGTAGTGCTTGATTCGACACTGCCTGCCGCTGCCGACGTATTAGCTGCAATGACAAACACTACATGACCGGCGCTCAAATCCCCAGACTCTACAACAAAACCACGCGGGGCAGACTGGTTAGTAAAGCCATTATTGAAATACCAACCTGGGTCGCCTTCACCGAGTGGGCTAGATGTGCCGGTGCCTAGGAATCGAACCAGTGAGCTACCGACCAGCACTGAGACGTCTAGGAATGCCGTAACAGTGTTGGTTCGCATTCCGTGCACGCCGATATCAACGTAATTGCCGACAGAAGCAGGGATCGCTAAACTAAATCCCATAACGGCCGCCCACGCGCTAGAAGTATCCGGCAGTGTAGTACCAGAACCATCACTAATGTATTGCTGCCGGATGATCGGCTTATATGCAGCCAGTGGGCTACCGCCTACGCTAATGCTCCCATCCTGTGCTACCTGGGTAACGGACCGCCCTTGCGCGTTCTGACAGTCTAATAGGACGCTTGGCCCTCTAATGACTACAGCCGCCGAACCTGGGTTAGCGCTAGCGGCAAACAACGCAGACCCGTGACCCGTAGTGCCTGCCTGGTCGGCTAGCA